CAAGACCTGAAAGCAATTCACGGGCTTGATGCTGAGACAGAACTTTCAAACATTCTGTCAACAGAGATTCTTGCTGAGATCAACCGTGAAGTTATTCGTACAATCTACACCGTTGCTAAGAATGGTGCTCAGTTTGGTACGACAACTGCTGGTGTGTTCGACCTTGATACCGATTCAAATGGTCGTTGGTCAGTTGAGCGTTTCAAAGGTCTGATTTTCCAGATCGAACGTGACGCTAACGTTATTGCTAAAGAGACTCGTCGTGGTAAAGGTAACGTTCTGATCGTTTCTTCAGACGTTGCTTCTGCAATGGCTATGGCTGGTGTTCTTCAGTATACACCTGCTCTTTCTGCCGATCTACAAGTTGATGACACTGGTAACACCTTTGCAGGTCTTCTGCATGGTCGTATCAAGGTTTACATCGATCCATACTTCGGTGGCTATACAAGCAATCAAGAGCTTGTTACAATCGGTTATAAGGGTTCTTCACCTTATGACGCTGGTCTGTTCTACTGCCCATACGTTCCTCTCCAGATGGTTCGTGCAGTTGATCAGTACACCTTCCAGCCAAAGATTGGTTTCAAGACTCGTTACGGCATGGTAGCAAACCCATTTGCTGGCGGTCCTAACGCCGATCTGGGTCAGTTGTACTCGAAGCGCAATACGTACTACCGTATTTTCCGCGTCGCTAACCTGATGTAATTGTAGTATAGATAAAACCACCGTTAAGAGTGGTCTTTCAGAGGAGCCTTCGGGCTCCTCTTTTTTTATTCCTAAATAGTCCACAAGGAGGATTAATATGGGTGGGCTAATTAAAAAACCAAAAAATATAAACACATTACAACCAAGTAAATACTCTGTTAGTTTTCCAGAAATTTCAGATACAATTTATTTCTGCCAGAAAATAAATTTACCTGGTGTTCAATTGACTGAAATGCCACATGTGACACCAAATCTAGACCTATATGTACCTGGTACAAAGATGATATATGAAACATTAGAGATGCAATTCATAGTCAATGAAGATTTGTCATCTTGGTTAGCAATACACAATTGGATTAGAGGTATATCTACAGATATGGGGTATAGAACAAAACCAAGAGTTCAAGCCATATTGACCATTTATTCCAATCAAAATAATCCAAAAATGAGAATCAAGTATGCCGATGTTTTTCCCCTGAGTTTAGGTGAAATTGAGTTTGATACCACAACAGACAATGAGCACCATCTTATTTCAAATGCCACTTTCCGTTTTAATTACTTTGACATAGAAAGAATAGCCTGATATAATAAAAGTTTATATCTGGATTATAATTATGGAAAATCTTGAACAAATCATGAAATTTTGGGAAGAAGACGCTATTATTGACTCGACTGAACCTGGTAAAGAACTTCTTAAAATACCAACACTGCACAATAAGTATTTGAAAATGTTGGTGAAACACAGAATTGCCAATAAAAAACTTAATTTTGATTATTCTAGGCAAAGAAAGATCAAAGAAGAATATTACAATGGCAGTCTGTCTCAAGAGGAGCTAGAAGAATATGGCTGGGAACCTTTTCTTCTCAACATTAAAACGAAGCAAGGCATAGAACGATATATAGATTCAGACAAAGATTTAATTAGATTACTAGAAAAGAAGATGCATCATGAAGAATGCATTTCAGTATGCGAATCTATTCTTCAAGAATTGAAAAGTAGAACTTATCAACTAAGAGATTATATTTCATGGGAAAGATTTATAGGTGGAAACTAAAATAATAGTTAAAAAAAGCAATGAATCTTATGTGAAGATAGAATGTGATCGGAGCACGGCACAAGAACTATCCGACTACTTTACTTTTTATGTTCCCGGTTACCAATTCACACCAGCATTCAGAAATAAAATTTGGGACGGAAAGATAAGACTTTTCGATCAAAGAAGTAATGAACTATATCATGGGCTTTATTCACTGATAGAAACATTTGCAAGTGAAAGAGATTATTTTGTAGAGTATAAGGACCCACGCCCAGACCTTGTTGATGATTTTTCAGAATACTTAGCAGACAAATATATACAACAGTTAAACGCACACTCAAGAGGTAAAAAGTTAACTGTAGATTCTCATCAAAGAACTGCATTTATACATGCGATGAGAAAAAGAAGATGTTTACTCCTTTCACCAACCGCATCAGGTAAATCATTAATCATGTACATGATTGTACGACAATTGTTGGACTATCATTGTAAAAAAGGTCTGATAATTGTGCCGAGAACATCTCTCGTCGAACAACTATATTCAGACTTTGCGGATTATTCTTCAGAAAATGGTTGGGATGTATCAAACACAATACATAAAATTTATCAGGGTAAAGAAAAAACAACGCAACTGCCTTTGATAATAACAACTTGGCAATCAATCTATCAATTTCCCAAAGAGTATTTCGAACAATTTGATTTTGTTATAGGTGATGAAGCTCATCTTTTCAAATCACAATCGTTAACATCAATACTGACCAAGTGCATCAATGCAAAATATAGAGTAGGTTTGACAGGCAGTTTAGACGGCACTAAAACTCATAAGTTAGTTTTAGAAGGGCTTTTTGGTTTAGCCGAAAGAGTTGCCACCACAAAAGAACTCATGGACAAAAACAGACTTGCAGATTTTGAAATCAAATGTTTGGTTCTTAAACATGATGATGAAATTTGTGAGTTAATGAAAAAAACTACGTACCAAGAAGAAATTGAATATCTAATATTAAATGAGATTAGAAACAAGTTTATTAAAAACTTGGCGGCATCATTAAAAGGTAATACACTCATACTATACCAATACGTTGACAAACATGGGAAAATACTATATGATCTTATCACCAATACAAAAAATATTGGTGTCAGAAAAGTTTTCTTCATATATGGAAAAACAGATGTTGAAACGAGAGAGAATGTCCGCAGTATAACAGAACAAGAAGAAAATGCAATCATTATTGCATCATATGGTACGTTCTCTACCGGTATTAATATCAGAAACTTACATAATGTAATTTTTGCTTCACCATCAAAGTCTAGAGTACGTAATCTTCAATCGATAGGTAGGGCACTTAGAATAGGTGAAAAAAAAGAAAAAGCAATTTTATATGATATAGCAGATGATTTGAGATACAAAAACTATATGAATCATACTCTCAAACATTTCGTGGAAAGGACAAAGCTATATAATGAAGAGAAGTTTGTTTACAAACTCTACAAAATAGGACTAAAAAATGGAAAGAGTTCAAGTAATCAAGTTGTATAACGGTGATCAGATCATTTGCTATGCAGAAGAGGAAAAAGAACAAATAGTGGTTAAAAAACCTCTTCAATTCTACCTAAAGATTGATAGAAGCGGTGCGCATAATATTTCAATGGATTTTTGGTTACCCTATCCAGTTACTAAAACAAATACTGCTTCTATTAAAAGAGATCAGATTATTGCTATGCTTGATCCTTCCGATGACTTCGAAGAATACTATGAGAATGCATTAGATGCTCTTGAGAAATCTAGAGAAAGTGATTCATCTTTTGAAGATGAAAGTGAAGATAAATTGAAAGTATTACTGGAGACACTCCAGATACCTAAGGAAAGATTTATTAATTAACATGCAGAGGCTACATAGTGGAGTGTAGACCTTTGTCAAGTGGAAATCAATACTTATTATGGTGAACAATATGACAAATACCAAAAAACATTATATAAACAATGCTGACTTTTGCAAAGCATTGGTCGATTATAAAGAAGCGGTAGCTCTCGCAAAAAAAGAGAGGCAACCAAAACCTATTATTCCAAATTACATTGGTGAGTGTTTCATGAAGATTGCCGAAGGGCTTTCCCACAAACCAAACTTCATCAACTATACCTATCGTGATGAAATGATTGCAGATGGTATTGAAAACTGTCTGATGTATTTTGAAAACTTCGACCCTCAAAAATCCAATAACGCATTTGCCTATTTTACTCAAATCATATATTATGCTTTTCTCCGGAGAATACAGAAAGAGAAAAAACAGCTCTATGTCAAATACAAATCAACTGAAAATTTTGGTATTTTAGATGAGTCTGAACTCATGGGTTTCGATGAAATTAATTCCAAACCCTTTGAACTATACGACAATATATCAGAGTTTATTGAAAATTTCGAAGAGACAAAAAAGAAAAAGAAAATCGTGAAAAAAGAAAAAGGTATTGAAAAATTTCTTGAAGACTAATTATGAAAATAGCATTGATAACTGACCAGCACTTCGGTGCAAGAAACGATTCACTTCATTTCCTAGATTTCTATGAAAAATTTTATAATCTTTTTTTCTTAGAAATCGATGACAGAGGTATCGAGACCGTTGTAATATTGGGAGACACATTCGACCGTCGCAAGTATGTAAACTTTTATACTTTGCAGAGGTCAAAGAAAATGTTTTTTGAAAGACTAAAAACACGCGGTATAAAAGTTTACATGCTGGTGGGCAATCATGACACCTATTACAAAAATACTAACGAAGTTAATTCACCTGAGTTAATGTTATCTGAATATGACAACATCACCACCATAAACGACCCTCAAACAATACAGATTGCTGGCTATCCAGTCACTATGATGCCATGGATTTGTTCAGAAAATTATGTTGCATCAATGGAAGAATTAAAAAACACAACCGCACCTATTTGCATGGGGCATTTTGAAATTGAAGGCTTTCAAATGTACAGAGGAGCACCTTCACATGAAGGGCTTGACCCAAAAATGTTTGATAGGTTTGATGTAGTTTTTTCTGGGCACTATCACCATAAGTCTTCAAAAGGCAATATTCATTATCTTGGTAATCCATATGAATTAACCTGGCAGGATTACGACGATAAAAGAGGCTTTCATATTTTTGACTTGGAAACCCATGAACTAGAATTCGTTGCCAATCCATATAAAATGTTTCATAAATTAATGTATGACGATAAAGCTTTCTCTATAAAAGAAATACAAGATATGGATATCAACTGTTTTACTTCGGTATATGTGAAAGTTGTGGTAGTAAATAAAACTAATCCATATTTGTTTGATATGCTCATTAATAAATTATATCAAGTAAACCCAATAGATATCACCATTGCGGAAGATTATACTGAAATAGAAGACGTTATGGATGATGATATTGATCAAGCCGAAGATACCATTACCATATTAAACAAATACGTTGATAACTTGACAACTGATCTGGAAAAGAGTAAACTAAAAACTCTCTTCCAAGAAATATATGTTGAAGCCTTAAATGAAGGAGAAACATCATGAGTCATGCGACTAGGTTGGTTAACAACCCTTTAGATAAACTTCTATTCTTTCCAAGCATGCATGTTGACACGGGGTTTTTTACAAGCCAAGAGGTTGACATTATTTCAAATTACTGTTCTTCTTTACCTTTAGGTAAAGGGCAACTATTTGACGGCACTGACGTTTACAGCACACGAAATGCTAAAACAGCATTCATAAATTCACCGGATAATAACAACAGATGGATTTATGAAAAATTAAATACATTGATAGGATTCTATAATGACACCATGTTTGGGTTTGATTTAACAGGATTCGATTATATGCAATATGCTGAATATGATATTACAGGAAAACATGAATTTCATATGGATATTGCAATGAATACACCACAGAATATAACATACAGAATTAATGAGCATTTAAGAAAAATGACTATTGTGTTGATGCTCAATCAGCAAGGAGTTGATTTTGAAGGTGGAGACTTTCAAGTGAATTTCTCTGAAGAAAGGCTGCCTGTAAATGTAAATATGAACAAAGGTCATGTTCTTTTATTGCCCTCTTTTTTACTTCATAGAGTCACACCAGTCACAAAGGGAATTAGAAAAACTCTTGTTTGTTGGGTTATTGGACCAAAATTTAGATAATGATTATATTTAAAAAATGTAGGTGGAAAAATTTTCTTTCCACGGGAAACTCATTTACAGAGGTTGATCTAAATCGATCAACCAACACTTTGATCATTGGGCAAAATGGCGCAGGCAAATCTACCATATTAGATGCTCTTACGTTTGGTTTATTTGGAAAACCTTTTAGAAAAATAAACAAGCCACAGCTATTGAACTCTATCAATAACTCAAACTGTGTTGTTGAAATTGAATTCTCTATTGGTAAAAAAGAATATAAAATTATTCGAGGAATAAAACCTAATGTATTTGAAATCTACTGCAATAATGTTTTGGTGAATCAAGACGCCAAAGCAAAAGATTACCAAGAACATCTAGAAAAATTCATTCTGAAATGGAACTTAAAAGCCTTTACTCAAATTGTAGTTTTGGGTTCCGCATCTTTCGTACCATTCATGCAATTGACTCCGGCAGATAGAAGAACAATTATTGAGGACCTATTAGATATACAAATATTTTCTTCAATGAATAATATTGTCAAAAATAAAATTAGTGCAATTAAAGATTCACAAAAAGACTACGAGTATCAAATAAAATTAATTAACGAAAAAATACAACTTCAAAAACAAAATCTTGAAGAGCATAGGAAAAATTTTGAATCGGAAATTCAAAAGAAAAAAGAAGAAGGAATAAAAAATCATGAGTTTGTGGAAAAGACAACCCGTAACATTGAGTTAATTCAAAAACATATCGAACAGTTGCAGAATAGTATTTCGGATGAAAAAAATATTCATTCAAAAAGTACCAAAATTGTAACATTACAATCAAAACTTTCCGATAACATTAAAAAATTAAATAAAGAAATAGATTTTTTTGAAAAGAATAATGATT